CTTGCGTCTTTTCCTTGAGCGCGTAAATTTGCTTTCGCTTCATTTACTACGATGTCCCTGAATTTCTGTAAAGCTTTTAATGTTTCACTCATTAACAAATTGTCATATTGTTTGCCACTAAAATATCAAAAGTCATTGTCCAACCGCTTAAATAATTTTCAAATCTTTCTGCAAATGGTTCGCACGTTGGGTTGCCATCTACCATGAAATTATCTGAATACAAATCACCTCGCCGTAATATTTCATACAACCTATTTAAAACGGCTAATTGCGTATTTAAAACATTTTGTTCGTTGTCATTTCCAATAAATAATTCAGTTACTTCTTCTTTTGAAATGTCCACAATATCCATAGCCAATAAACTGATATTGAAACGAATTACATTAGCTTCAAAAACCGCCGAATTAACCATAATATGCGCTAACGGAAATATTGTTTGTTTGCCTAAATCGACTTGAAAAATATCTCCCGTTGTTACCGTGTTTACAATCGCATCATTATCCAAATGATTTTTTAACGTGTCGATTATTGTGTAAAAGTTAGCCATGTTTTATTCTTTTGTTTAATTCGCGTTGTTCGATTTCTGTTTTTTGTCGTTCATAAGTAAGAAAGGTAAGACACTTTCGAAGTCCAAGCCTTGTAACTTCATCAAATTTGGTAACATCTCCTTTAGAGACTGCATAGATTGAATTATACCAACCCCACTGCTTTCCAAACTGCGCTCGTTCGCTGAAGTCATTAGTTCCGGATTCTTCTGTATCTCCATCTCCAAATAAGAAAGCGAACTGTTTACTAAGTCGTTTCCTAAAGTCCAAAAAAAAACACTCGCTGCCATTACTACGTCCAACGGTGCAAATTTCATTAGGTCGCTGAATTCGTCCGTTCCTGCGTATTCTATTATTTCGTATTTGTCCTTTACTTTGGTTTTAATCGGTCGGTACATTACTGCCATCGCTTTGTGGAAATTATCCACGCTGGTAATATTACTTTCTAAATCTATATATTCTCCAAAAGTTATTTCGTCCAAATTAGGAATAAACCCAAACTCCATATTCTGAATTTTAAACGTACTTTGAAACGTTGGTTTTTCCTGAAACAATTTATTAAAATGTAACGCCAAATCTTTTACGTCATTCCACTTTATTTTTATTACATCTTTTAAATTTAAACCACAAAAAATTTCAATAGTTTTTTCTGCGATGAATTCCTGATCATTCGAATTGTTAATTACCTTCATGAACTTTTGATAATTCTGTAAAGGTATTTCAGAAAGTTTTGTTGGTACGTAGATTTCCGTTTTCATATTGTTATAACTATTTATCTTTATTATTGTAGTAAGTGAGGGAAATTGAATAGGCTTCGTTTAACATTACTACGTGTTTTCGCATATTCATTGGATCGTCAAATATTATTTTGATCCTTTTGCCTGTTTTATCCTGAATGTATTGCTCAACAGTGCGCACCATTATCGGTAGTTCATCTGTCATTTGTGTGAATTATCTAATAAAATATTTACCGTAATTCGAATTCAAACCTAACGTTTCCATTTCGTGGTATCGTAGCGCGTCTATTCCGTGGTCTTGTTTCCCTTGCGGTTTGTTTAATTGCTTTCCTGTTTTATCCTGATCCCAACAGTAAGCGCGTAATTCCTTAATTAAATTCGTGCTTTGTGACGTTACCAAATATTCTTGTTGCTGCATTATATCAATACCGTAGTTAATTGAATCCTTGCCTTTTGTAACGCCTTTAATTGTTATTCCGTAACGTCTTATTTCATCAATTGATTTTGGTTCACTTGAATCAGCGTAAACAACAACGTTTTTAGGTAGTTCCTTTGCTATGTCGCTGTTTAACATTCCGGTTTGGTATTTCAGTTCGTTAACTATTCGTTGCCCGTTATAATTGTACACTTCGATAATTGCCGTCGGATCGTTGGTGTATCCGAAGTCTAATCCTATTCCAACTAATTTTGCTTCGTTTGGTATTGTGTTTATTATTTTCCAATTACTGAATATTACGCCCTCAAGCATTCCTATTTCACCTAACCCGTAAACCCTCCACCAATTAGCCCAATATGCGCTTGTAGATGCTTTGTCGCGGTTCTTTTCTATTTCCTTTACTATTCGTTCGTCTAACGCTTCGTTATCCTTGTACGTCAAAATTAGAAAGTCTGAATCCGTTTCACCTTTTAATTCAGTATGCACCCAAAATTCATTAGCCGGATTAAAATCTAAATACACGGCTTTTTTTGTACGTATCGAAAGTTCATTATAAGATTCAAAAGTTACGTTATTACATTCGTTAATATATAAAATGTCACGCCTTGCACCCCTTAATTTAGAACTATCGTCTGCGCTAAAAAATTCAAATGTACTTCCGTTTAAAAATTGATACGTTAATAAAGATTTGTTAAATTGGTTTTCGTGCCATTTATTCATCCACTTCATTAGCTTAATAAAGTCTTTTAACGCACCCCTACGTAAATGCGGAATACTTTCAGCCACTACGCTAACCTCAAGCCCGTGTACCGCAGAAGCGCGGGCAATTAAAACGGATAAAATTCCGTACGTCTTGGCAGCACTTGTGCCACCTTGAATGATACGAACTCGTTTTTTAAGTTTAAGTATTTTATTCGTCGAAGTCGTCCGCAGAAACATCAGGAAATATTGGTTGTTCTAAAATCGTTTGTTCTATTTGCTGTAAAGGTGCGCCGTATCCTGAATCCATTAATGCTTTATAGGCGTTAACATCACCGTCACGGGCTTTTTTAATTAACGCTAACGTCATTAAATCTTCTTGACTCATTGTTTGGCTTTCACCTGTTAACGGGTTCTTTAGGTTCTGATTGACCTCTAACCAATACTTTGCAATTGTGCTGCGGTTTTTCGCTCCTTTTGGGCGTCCGTTAGGGTTTCCGCTTTCGCCTTTTTCGAATTTATGATTTTCTATGTTTTCAGGGTTTGGCATATCGTTGTTTTTTCGCTGTTTACTTTAATCATTGTTTTCTGTTTCGTAGGTATCAAAAACCGTTCTTAATTGTTCGATCTTTTCGCGTAAACATGAACTGCACGAAGTAGGTTCGTTTCTTACTTTAAATATTCTGCTATGAATTTTTAGCATTGTTAATTGTTCCGTTGGTTTTACGTCTAACGTGTTTTTTTCAAACCATGCTTTTAAATATTCATATTCCGGTTGATCCAAACATTCAGGTTTACGATATGGAAATAATTTATTTAGCGTGTTTTTTCTTTGGTCGCATCCACAATCTTCACCTAAAATAAACTTTGCTATTTTCGCAATTCCTGTTGTTTCTAAAACTTGTTCTACTGTATCGCCTAATCCGATGGCTTTTTTTCTTGGTCGTCCCATATTTTATTTTATTAATTCGTAATCTTGGTTAATATAATCTTCGTAATGCTCCTTTACTTCGTGTTTAAGCGACTTTTTACAATTTGTTATTGTGGAATATATACTTTTAAAACTAATGCCTGTAACCGCGCTTATTTGTCTGTAGCTTAATCCTGAATCCCTGTATAAATTAAATAGCATTTGATCGTACCAATGCCAACTTTTAACTGTTTCCGTTATTAACTCTTCAATTTTAGTTTTTGCGCGTGTTCTTTCGTTTGTTTCGCTTACGTCTTTTAATTGGATCGCTTCAGTAATACTTACTTTTACTAATCTTAATTTTGTTTTTTGATAGTCTACAAACATATTCCGTAAAATAATCCAAATATAACCTTTGTAAATTTTGCCGCTTTTATAAAACTTTTCCGTGTTTTCCTGCTGAATTAATTTAATGTACATTTCCTGGACTATGTCTTCAGTGTAAAACGTTTCCCCAAAACCGCGCACAATTTTAATCCATTCTTTGTGGTGCTTTGATAAATCGTTTAATAGTTCTTCATTCACTTTTACAAAGTTAGTATAAATTTATAAGCTAAAATAATTAATAAAACTATTATTACACGTTTTAAACTTCGTAGCATTTCCGTTTCATTAAATATCCACTTGCTAAATTTTGTTGACCGCATCCACCAGCATAAAAGCAAAACAACCCTATCCAAAAAGAATAAGGTTGTAATTAAAGGAAATAAAAGTAATTCGATTAGTATTTTCATTTGTCGTTTTTGTAATGCCAAATTAATAAAATAAGCATTCCAACAATATAAATTAACCACAAAGAAATAGCTGCGTCTTTCAATAGCATGACTCTCGGTTAATTTGGTAATTTAATTCCGCGTTCCAATTCAACTGATCGTTTTCAAATTCTTCCATATCAAAACCATAACTTTCAGGATCTTCATTTATAATTGATTCTATTGCGTCACAAATTAATTTTGTGTTTCTGTTATTCATAAAAAATAATTCCATATTGTGGTCCCACTGAAATTTATCTAACATTAAATCGCAGTTATCGTAAACAAACTCGCTACATTCAACCGTGCAATTAAACGTTAAATCACCTTTTCCAAATGCTTCTTTATCTCCAATAAGAATATTAAAAAATATTTCGTTACCGCTAAATTCTAAATTAACAATTTTGAAGTTTTTACCTGTAAATTCAATAGTTCCGTTTTGCTTTTCCATAATACTTTGTTTTTAATTTCTTCAAATTTAATATAATTATTTGAATATACAACTATTATTTTTTTATTTTTTCAAGTATTGATTTTGGCGTGTGGTATTGCCCTTCAATGTAAACCATTATTTTTACTAAGTAATTCATTACATTCCTTTTTTATTTAAATAATCCGCCACGCGTTGAATTGTTCGACTTGTAACTGATTTCCCGTTTAAAAATACGTGCATGTTTGATTGGTGTAATTTAGCATCAACACAAAACGAATTCAAAGTTACTTTATTTTTCTGCAGGTATTTTTTTAAAATAGATCTAATTATTTGATCGCTGTTTGCTATTATTTTTGTTTCACTCATTTTTTAAGTTTTCCGTATTTATATCAATTCTTTGTTCTATAAATCCATTATTAACAATAAACCCTGTTATTTTACCTAATGTAGTATCACCTAACTTTACTTCCATTTTTTGTAAATCAATTTTTAAACTTTCATTATTAGGAATTGGACTACAATCTAATTTTGTTGTTGGTGTAATATTTTGGCAACTCATTTTAAAAATCATTTAAAAAATCGTCCAATACTGATTTTGTAGGTATTTCAGGTTTTTGTTGAACTTCATCTACCGGCTTAATTGATAAGCTCAAAAATCCTTTGCCCTCTTTACTTTGTTTTTTCCATGCGCTCAAATAAAATTCCCTTCCGTTAATTGTTATTTTACCGTTTAAATCTGGGTGCGTTTCTTTGATCTTTTTTTCATTCGTGAATAAAGCCCCTGAATTGTCGTACTTGTTTTCCATTTTTATTTTATTTATTAATTTCCAATTCTTGTTTACATATCTTAATTATAAGCGATTCGCTTGTTAATGGCGTTCCATTATCAATCTGTTCGATAATATTCCTTAAAACCGCTCTTAATTCCCTAATTTCGCGTTTATATTCCTTAATTTCCTCATGTACTTCAGGTGTCATTTAATTAAATTTTAATAATTTATAATTCATTCGTAATTTTTCTTTCCAAAATTCACACTCATTTTTATAAGCTTCGCAAATTGCCCTGAATTTTCCGTAGGTTGAATTTTTTGAGTAAATAATTTTTTTTGCTTTTACTTCTCCAATTCCTTTTACGCCTTTTATATTATCGCACGCGTCACCAACCAAAAACAGTTCACAAAGTAAATTTTCACAATCGATTTTTGTCATGTTTTTAAACCCTTTACGCACTTTGAACTCTTCGCCGTTTTCGTCGTATCTTTTAAGCTGGTAATAATCAAAATGAAGTCCCTCGATTTGCTTTAAATCCTTATCGATTGAACAAATAATATAATCATTTACATTTAATAACTGAGCGTTGTAAAAAATAAGGTCATCTGCTTCGTATTCGTCGTGTGCAAAGGAATTATTCCAATACTCGATTAAATAGTCGCGTAATTCAGATATCCATCTGTTTGGCTTTTTACGGTTCGCTTTGTATTGTGGATCGATTTCCTTTCGAAAGTTGTTTTTACATTTAGTAAAAAAGTAATTTGTTTTTGTTACGTTGTAATGTTCTTCAATTTCGTTTAAAATATCAAAAGTTAGTTTTTCAAAACGATCGTAACCGCGCTGCAGGATTTCCATTTCAATTTCAAAGCGTTGTTTCTTTGCTTTGTACATTTCGCGTATTTCAGCGAAGTTGA